ATTGCTATCTATGACTTGAGATGTTGACCCTGTTCCATTTACAGTACCAGTAGTCATTGCACCTGTCATTTCACCTATTGACTGGCGTATTTGCTTTCTTGTTTTGCTGTTAGTGTTAAGTGGCATCAGTAATATAATTTGTTGTTTGTACTTTCCATCATTTTACGCTTTTCTTTTATGTACTCACGTATAGCAACACCAACTTTTTTCTTTTCTTCAGCAGTTACTGGTGCTTTTTTGCCTTGTTTTTTTTGAGCTTTTTCACGAACTTGCACCATCCAATTTTCAACAGCCTGACCAATAATATCTTCTAATCTTGCCTGTTCTATATCTGTTTCAGCAATTACAACAACTTTACCAGTCTTGCCTGTAACATGGTCAACAGCTTGCACTACATGTGTTGTAGTTGTGTCGCCGTCTTTTAATGTTCCTGACTTAAAAGAAACGTCATGCGTTGCTGATGGTGGTGTCCAAATATCCATAATGCTCCTAGTTAAAGCGGGTAAGCCGTAACTTTTATGTCTTGAAGGTTCATAATGCCGAAAAAGACTTACCCGCTAGTATTATTGTTATGGTGAAATCTGTAGGAAAACTAAACCATAATCTGCATTGGCAGGTGCTATTAACATCTGCACACCGATTACTTGTTCGTTTTCTCCAGTTCCGTCTCTATCTAAATCTTCATAACCACCAGCAGTAGATGCACCACCTACTCTAACTGGCTCACCAACTACACCTGCTGCATTAGCAAGCACAGATGCTGGCCCCCAAGTTTGCACCCAACCATAATAGTTAGTTGTCAAAGCTATTGGAGCAACACCAATTGCTAAGTTACTTACTGATGTAGGCGAAATAATTACATTACTGTAAGTATTTACAGATAGCCCTACTTCAGTATTACTTGCACCAGCGGTTAAAGCTGTTTTTAGGCCATCTTCTTCATCAAGTGTTAATACACAACCTGTTGCACTAGATACGGCAGTATTAGATTTTATTCTATATACTTGGCCGGCTCTACCTGATCCAGAGTTTATGTGTAAATAACCATCTTTATATTGGTCTTTAGTTATAGTAAGCGATCCACTAAGTGTAACTGTAGTAGCGCCTGCTGATGCTGCCGAAACAACCAAATCTTGGTCGTGTGCTGCAACACCTGCTGCTGCTTGTACAATAGCACCGGCAGCTATATCAGAACCACCAATTTCAGAGTATCTAAATACTCTTCCGTCAGGTAACTCCATTCTTGTTCCTAATACATGTTTTTGAGTAGTAGTTGTGTCTTTTTCCCAACCATACTTACCATATATTCCATTTGGAAAACTCATAGTTTTCTCCTTTTTTTATTTTTACAGGTTTCTTTTTACACCCTGCGATCAGTCGAAAAGATTATTCTGGGCTCGTCTGATCTTTACACCCAGTTATTCAGTTTTACTTGAGACGAACTTCCCAGATTTATCTCTAGGAAGTTCATTCTCTTTTGATTCTAGTTGACAGTGCTTACAAACACAAGTCTCAGATGGTGGAAAAGAAAGTGCACCACGTCTGCCTAGCTTTGCTAAAGTTGCAGGGTCACCGGGTTGGTTTCTTAATCTAGAGCCTTTTACCCTAATTACATCTCCGCCAGTTGAACTTACTACATTTTTATGCCAGTACAGGTCGATCTTGGGTTGCCAAGAATCTAACATTTCTGACTTGTACCCAATATCTTCTAATTCTACTTGTAGCTTTTTTCTTTCCCTGTAATCCATCTAGTCTCCTTATGTTGTTAAGTCTGCAATGTCGTAAGTAGCTCCTGCTCCTTTAGAGTCATCAAGTTCAAACACACCATAGTCTGATGTCATAACAATTTCAGTTGCTCTTAATGAAGCATCTCTTTGTCGTTCTACATTTTGTTCTACTGATTCTAAGTAAGCTATTGCTTCTCTAGCACCAATAAATCCAACTGCATCATTATTTGAATCAATGTTTTCTGCAAGGTTACCATCCTCAAATACAGGAACTCCGTTTAGTGGCTTAATACCACTGTAGAAGTTTCCTAAAAATTCTTGTGAGTAACCCTGTGGAATAGGTTGTCCACCAGCTAGTGCACTAATGCTTGATGCAGCAAGAGTGTAAATAGCGTTAGGGTGGTGTAGGAAGTAAAGTTCGTTACCAA